CCACTTGATCCGATACAAACTAGACTGCATTAAGGAGAACTTGCAGGGCGGAGTCTTGAAGCCATAACATTCAAGGGACGGGTAATTATTCCCGTTGTCTTGTACTAAACTCCAGTGTGATAGTTCCCTACTTTGATCAAACATTCTCCTTATTTCGTAAGCTATGTCTTCGTCTTTCACACTTAACACCTAACCACCTAACAACATTACCACACACAAACATATAAACGTTTAGGTAGCAAACAACATAACAACATTAAAAAAGGAAAACCGTCTCGCTCCCGACTGCCTCAAACACACCACAAGAAAACAGTATGGCAGTACAGTCTCGATCTAGTCATCACCACGTAACGACATAACAACACAACACACACCATACATACCACAAACATAACGCAACACATAGAAACATACCATAAGCATACTAAAACATAACAAACAACATCAAAACACGCGCCGGCACATAACTACGCCGTGCACGCATTATGTAATGTGCTCTACGCGTAGAGTAGAACAGTAGTGACCTGGATCTTGTAGTGATGGTAACTTAGCAGTAACAGTGATCTGTGACTTGTAGTGACTGTGTGGTTAAGGGGTTAAGTAGTGGTTGTTTTTTAACACTAAGTTACAATTATATAGTTGCGTGGCGGATGCCGCAACGCCCAGCACACATATTCCTATTAATAGATGGAGGTGAATTCATGGGAACATGTTGTTCGGCTCACTTAGTCGCCAAAGTCAACGAGTACATACCAAACGCTCAGAACGGTAGTGTAACAGTGCAGTTAGGGCAGCAAAGCGCGAACCCTGTAGACTCTCACGCAAAATGTGACTACTGTAATGCTCTAGCCGAGTTTGTCGTGAGCTACTATTCCAAGTAACAGTCTGCACAACACGCGTGGCACAACAATCATACGCCGCACAAGGAAACAGTTCAACTAGAGGCGCTTTATAAGCTCACGTTGATTCTGCAAGATCCGTTGTTGATGTTGATCGCAGAGATAAACCTGTATCTTAAGGCGGCATGGTTGCACGGTGATGGGGGTTGCCGGTTGATCGCAAAGTTTATCCTGATCAAATGCCTGGCATCTTAATGGGTGGTCCATATTGATCGGTCCTTGCTCTACTAATAGAGAGTTAACTATTAAAACCTTTCTACCCATAACAACGTAACAGCCTAACCGATCAAACACAAACCCCGCAACAATCACCCAAAAAGTACACACCAAATTCAATCATCGCCGCGGAGTTGGGTATAGAATTTTTGGTTTTGGGGTTGGGTGTAATTGTGGGTGAACGTTGACGTTTCATGATGGTGAGTTCGATGGGTAAGTGGTTTAGTCCTTTCTTCGGGGTTATGATTGTGTTCTTTCTTCTAGGTATTATGGGAATTTGTGCTGGTTTGGATTTGATGGTTGTTCCTGTTGAGGCTTTAATGATGTTTTCTTGGTCTGCCACTTGGGGGTATATTGTAGGAGGTTTGTTTTGTTTGGGGTTCGGTTTTGTTGATGTGTTTGAGTCTGTCATGGAAAAAGTTTGAGTTTCCCATTTTCAAAGTGATTTGGTTATGAATGAGAATTGTGGAACAGGTTGTCGAGATCCTGCCCATTTGGTCAAATGCTACAAATGTGGTGCGGATTACCATTATGGTTTAATTCATCATTGTTCAACGGGTTTCTCTGGGTGATTGATGTATGAGCAATCTGGTGATTCGTCTTTATCCGTGCTTTGCTGGCTTCTTAATGGAAATTGTTGAAGATCGAGGAACCTCTAATGTGAGGGGATGGAAAAGATGACTGAAGAGAAAGATACTGTTGCGAATGATAGTGAATTGGAGATTGTTAAGCGTTCACTGCCGAGGAATTTGACGGAGTTGAACAGTCGAGACGTTAGGGATGCCCCTGTGATTCTGCAAATGTTGTTCGAAGGCAAAGAACACACGGAAATCGCTGAAAAACTTGGGTTGAATCGGACGACTGTGACGTTGAAGATTCATCGTTTGATGGATACGAAAGAGTTTCAGAATGCGTTGTCTGCGGAATGGGTGAAACGGTATCGTCAAATACAAATTGATGATCCAAGAGAAGCATTCAAACAACTTACCCGATTGGTGGCTCAAACAATCACTCGTCACATTGAAAGTACAGAAGACATTAGGGTTACGGAGAGATGTGAACTTGTCACAATGTCAATCAGAAACTATGAGGCAGCAACTGAAGCAGAACTTAATAGAATTCTTCAAGCAAACCGTCTTAGAGAACCAGTGGATTCCCCACCAACCGCATCCGAAACAAGCTAGTTTCCTCATGCTGGACTGCCGCGAAGCATTATACGGCGGCGCGGCGGGGGGAGGCAAAAGCGAAGCACTTCTCATGGCGGCACTTCAATTCGTTGATGTACCCAAATATTCGGCAATCATCTTCAGACGCAGTTACACTGATTTAGCCCTTCCAGGCGCGTTGATGGATAGGTCACAGGAATGGCTTGGCGGAACAAAAGCCCACTTCAACACTATGAATCACATCTGGACTTTTCCTTCAGGAGCAACATTAGCGTTTGGCAATTTGGAACATGAACAAGACAAATTCCGTTACCAAAGCGCAGAGTTTCAGTACATCGGCTTCGACGAACTCACACAGTTCCTAGAATCACAATACCGCTATTTGTTCAGCAGATTAAGACGACCCGTTGACAGTCCCATTCCTTTGCGCATGAGAGCCGCCAGCAACCCAGGCAACATCGGACACGATTGGGTTAAACAGCGGTTCATGGTTGAAGCCTCACAGTACGGGCGAGTGTTTATTCCAGCAAAACTTGAAGACAACCCTTCCTTGGATAGAGAAAGATACATTGAAAGTTTAAACGAATTAGACCCCATTACTCGAATGCAATATCTCAACGGAGAATGGACGGCAAGACACGGCGGCAACATCTTTCTCCGTGAATGGTTCCAAATCGAAAGAGAAGCCCCTGCGATGCTTCGGCTTGTACGGTTTTGGGATATGGCAGCAACGGAACCGAAACGCAATAGAGATCCAGACTACACGGTTGGCGCATTGTGTGGCGAAGCAAAAGGAATATTCCACATCCTCGACATCAAACGAATCCGAAAACCACCTCCTCAAGTTGAAGCATTAATCAAACAGACCGCGCAACTTGACTCGCATGGCACAAGAATTTACATGGAACAAGAACCAGGCAGCAGTGGAATCGGACAAATCGACTATTACGCACGACAAGTGTTGCGTGGTTTCCCCTTCTGGGGGATTAAAAGCACTGGGCCGAAGGCGGAACGTGCTGTTCCTGTTTCAAGTGCGGCTGAAGCTGGAAACGTGCTTCTTAAGCAGGCTCCTTGGAATACGATGTTGTTGGATGAGTTTGAAGGTTTTCCTGAAACAGCGCATGATGATCAAGTTGATGCGGTGAGTGGCGCGTTTGAGCAGTTGCGTCATCATGGTGCGCCTGATGCTTGGAGATTCGGATAAAAATGACTGAATTTGCTTGGTTTACACGGTTTCAACGCAGAAAACATGAACCGACACTACTTGCCACGTTGGAAGAAGCGAAACATTTCAAAGACCTTGTTTCACATCAACCATGTACGGCTTGCGGACAGAATGGGCTAGTTTTAGAGAAGTTTGTCCGAAATCCGAAAGGCTGGGATGCAGAAGTTTCATGCGGCAACTGCACGTTTCACGGTGTAATTAATTCAGAAGGGTTTGATTTCAAACAGATCAGCAGTAAAGGAAAGGCAAGAGAATGAGCGTTAAACGTTTCGACTTACGACGAATCGGCTTATCATCCGCTGTGCCCAGAGGCAGAGCCATGTCAATACCTCTCGGCGGAACAGGGGGCGGCGGAGAATTCGGCGCACAAATCCTAGATGAAGACCGCACATTCGCAGTCACACGCGAACCCGTAGCCCACAGAATCGTGTTCACAGTTGCACATGACATTTTTGACCATTGGTTCCAACTGTATCTAGAAGGCAATGAACAAGACAAAACCTTTGACAATCAAATCCAGAAAGAATTGACGCGGATTAACGCAAAACACGAGTTAATGAGGATGTCCACGTTTGAACGAGCCTACGGCTGGTCAATATTGGCTTTAGGCTACGCAGATGCCTCTAACAGTCTTTCAGAGCCAGCAACAAACCCCGTGTCACTTGAAGAAGTCAAAGCCTACAGTCCCCTGCAAATCGCACAGATAGATGAAGTCAGAAACAGAAACGATCCACGCTATGGATTGCCACAATACTATCATATTAAACGCACGGGATTGGCAAGCACCCTCAAAATCCATTATTCCAGAGTCATCCATTTCGCTTCAAGATTGTTGGAACACGATTACAAAGGCATGAGCGTCCTAGACCCAGTTTGGGACGACCTCGTAACACTCCGCAACATTCGTTGGGGTATGGGACAAACCATGTACCGCTACGGCCACGGATTCCCTGACCTCACTTTCACAGGAGCAGAAAAAACAGACATTGACGATTGGATAGCAGACGGTAACTTCGCAAACCTCAGTGCCCGAACATTCTTCGCTCATAACGAAATGCAAGAAATAGAATTTAAAGGTCTTGCAGGACGCGCTTTAGACCCGATGAACTATTATTTGCCTATCATGGAAAACATTAGTGCAGGTTCAGGCATACCTCTCGCAATTTTGAGAGGAGTCCAAGCAGGCACGTTGACAGGTTCAGAAGTGAATCAACAAGAATATTTTGCATTAATCGGCGACGAAGAAACCTATTATGAAACTGGAATCCGCCAGTTAATCAAGTCTTTAACCCAAACCGAGGACGATTTCAAGTTTAAATGGATGGGCGGCTTCCAACTTGACGATTTGAAACAAGCACAGATAGACCAAGTAATAGCCCAAACTTTGCAGATCAAGGGCGATTGGCACACGCGAAATGAATTGCGAGCACTAGAAGATCCAAAGTTGGCAAAACTTAGCGAAGAACAGGGCGGAGAAGAATTATTGAGCAAAGGACTGCAGACTGCTTGGGGAGAACCGCGTCTTCCAAAATCTAATCCTGAAAACCGTGAACCAGAAACAAGCAAAAATAAGTCAAACTGACTTAACAATGAGAATTGACGTAGTTATTCCCACTAAAAACGGGGATGTTCACCCGCAATTACTTGACACTTTGCTCAAAGCCGATTGGGTTCAAGACATATCTATCACGCAAACTGTTCCCGTGAATTTAGCGAGAAAACAAGCGGTTTCGCAAGCAGATGGCGAATGGGTTGCCATGATAGACGCGGACATGACAATACCTTCAAACTGGCTAGATCAAATAGAACCTGCATTAACACCAGATGTCGGAGCAGTCAGTAGCGTTGCACAGCAGACCGATCCACCTGAAGTCGCTTATCTTCGGATTGTAAGATGTTTCCGCAGTCTTCATCACGTTGATACTGTGCCATACAGTAACAACATGCTTATACGTAAAAGCCTCATGTCAAACGGTTACAAACCGTGTCCTCAATTCTTCGGCGAAGACCATTACTTACATAGATACATCAGAGAAAAAGGCTTTAAATGGGTTGTTTTACCCCAATTTGGTGTAGTTCATCATGGCAAAATCCATGACAGCGTAGAAGGCGGCATCGCATACGGCAAAAACCGTTACTACACCTACAAACAACTGTTGCGACGTGGTTTAGCACGATTTCTGTTTATTCCTTGGGCAGCCTTGACAAGTTTCAGTTCACAAGTATTCTATCGTTTGTGGCTGGAAAACGCCAGATTCTTCGCAGGATGGTTCAAAAGCCGCATTTCCATCAGTGAAAAAGACGTTAAAATCATGGAAAAATATGCTGCAACAAAGTTTTTCCTCAATCCTAAACAAAACGACTGATGATTCTTGAAATAGGCTGTTCAAACGCAAACAACCATAATATGGGACGCGCACATT